TACATTCCGTAAGAAAACAGTTGATTGTAAATCTAACGATAATGTATCATTATTCTCAACTGCACATCCATCTTGCTTAGATAGTTCAAATACACAATCTAACAAATTCGCTGGTGCATTCTCTGCTAACATTTTAGCAGCAATTGAAACACGTATGCAAAACTTCAAAGACGATAACGATGAAATATTAACAGTAGCACCAACTACTATTATTATTCCTAACGATGCTGTATTAAAGAAACAAGTATTTGCTGCTATCGGTTCTGATAAAGCACCTGATACTGCAAATAATGGTTACAACTTCGTTTGTGGTAGATATAATGTAATTGTTAACCCATATTTAAATGGTGTTATTAGTGGTGGAGATAAACCATTCTTCTTATTCGATAAAAACTATAATGAAGATTATAATGGTCTATTATTCCTAGATAGAATTCCTCTAACAATCAAATCTTATGTTGATGAAGGAACTGATAATAACATCTGGGCTGGACGTGCTCGTTTCGTTTGTGGTGCAAACGATTGGAGAGAAATCGCTGTTGGTGGCGTAACTGGTGCAACTGATTTAAGTTCAGAACTTCCTACTGAATAATAAAGGAGGTATCTTAAATGGCATATACTAAATTTACTAATGTTGAAGCAAAAAACATTAAAGGTAATGTTACTGGTAATGTTACTGGTAATGTTATGTTAACAAAAGATACAATTGCTTTAACTGCTGATAAATCATCAACAAAAAATTATATAGTATTATCTAGTGTAACTGCTAGTAAAGTACTAACTGTTAATGTTCCAAGTGGTGCATTATTCGTAGTATCTAATGGTGATAGTACAAACGCTGTTACTATTAAATGCTCTGCTACTGATGTAGGTGCATCATTAGCAAAATCAACAACTGGCATTTATGTTAATGTTGCTGGTGTTGCTACATTAATTAAATAATTGAAAGGGTTTATCCCTTTCTTATATCGAAGATTAGTTTAATGGTAGAACACTTGACGATTAATCAAGCAATATGAGTTCAATCCTCATATCTTCGACTTTATTATAAAAGGAGTGAAAAATATGAACACTTGGGGATATATACAATTAGAAAGTATTAGAAAGATGTTTGTTAATGCAACAGCAATAAGTACTACTGATTTACCATCAATGAGAACAGACAAAAAATATGCTACATATCTAGATGCTATGCCTGGTGCAGCAAATGAAGGTATTATGATTATGTTAACTAGAGGTAGAGCAGTATTAGCAAATGAATTTTTAACTGCTTCTAGAGCAACAAATGCATATCCGATTGAAGGATATTATTGTTTCGATTTACCTGAGAAATTAGATAATTATCATAAATTATCAAAAGTATTAGTTGATGGTGGAGAATATGCTGGTTATGTATTAAGAAATAATAAATATTTATATATTGCTAAACCAATAGTAGATGACCATCAAATAGTTGTTACTTATGAAACATACCCTGATGCAATTACAGCAAATACAACAGATAATACTGAAATAGACTTACCATTAGATATGATAAGAATATTACCTTTATATATTGCTAGTGAATTGTATAAGGATGATGATATTTCATTAGCAACAACATATAAAAACCAATTTGAAACAGAATTAGAAAATATGAGACCACAATATGACGAACAATTCGTTAGTATAACTGGGTGGTACTAGGAGGAGTGAAGCATTATGGCAAAATATAAAATACCTGATGTTCCAGATACATATCGCTATGTACTAACAGATTTACTTGGTGTGGATTACAATGATACCGTTGCTAATAACAAGAGAAGTCCACATATGGTTAACCTTGTTAATAACAACGGTTTTTTAGAAAGTATACACGGACACAAACCATTAATTCACGTTGATAATGCACCAATATATGGTGTATGGAATGTTGATGGTAATGGTGATGAGTTTATAGTACACTGTGGAACAAAAATATATAGAGTAAATAATACGTTTACTACAGCAACAGTTTTAAAAACTGGTGTGAACAATGTTAAATCATCTGGTGTTATATTTAATGACAATCTATTAATCTTTGATGGTTTAAGAGCATTGGTATATCATAATGTAAATAATACTTGGCAAGTTGATTATTTAGATACTGCTGGTTATGTACCAACAACAAGTATTAATAGAAATCCTGATGGTACTGGTAGTAAAAGTTATGAAAGTCCAAATCAATTAACTAGTGCTAGAAAAAATACATTTTTAGGTAATACAACTGATACAGTATATCAACTTGATGGACAAAGTTGGTTAAATGAAAGTATTGTTGTAAGACAATTACAAGCAAATGGTACTTGGAATACATTAGCATCTAATTTATATAGTTTTGACTATAATACAGGTAAAGTAACTTTTACTAGTGCACTTGGAGATAGCCCAGTAGATGGTAGAGATAATGTTGAAATACAATTCGCTAGTACTGATGGTGGTGAAAATGCTGAACCATTAACAAATCACATCAATAAATGTACTATCGCTACATTATATGGTTATGGTGGAAATAATAACCGTGTATTCGTGACTGGAAATCCAGATTATCCGAATTTCGATTTTTGGAGTTATACCGAAAATTGCTTTCATTTTCCAAGTGATAATTATGCTAAAATAGGAAATGAAAGTGCACCAATTAAAGGATACTTACGATTAGGTGATGGTACACTTGCTGTTCAAAAAGATATTAGTGATAGTGACTGTACTATTTATTATAGAACATATAATTCATATAATGGTAAAGACATATTCCCATTAACTGCTGGTGTTAAAAACATAGGATGTTTAACTGGTAGATGCTCTTGTAACTTTTTAAATGACCCAGTATTTTTAAGTAACACTGGTGTTTATTCAGTAATAACAAATAGTAGAAATACTACAAATGAAAAATTTGCTGAAGAAAAGAGTTATTATATAAAGAACAAATTAATAAATGAACCAAATCTACATAATGCTGAAGCAATTGTTAACAATACTAGATATTATTTAGCAATTAACGGTCACGTTTATGTTGCTGATAAACGCTTCTTAAGTGCAAGTCAATTTAGTGATAGTTCATATCAGTATGAATGGTTCTATCTTGACAACATTGATGTATCAGTATGGTTTAACTATAATGATAAACTATATTGGGGAGATAACCACGGAGATTTAAGAACATTTGATAATACGTATGTTAATAGATTATGGAAAACTGACCAATATGTTAATGAACCAGTACAAGTTTACTGGGAAAGTGATTATATTTATTTCAATAATTATGCTGATGCTAAAACAGTAAGAAAAGTATTTGTTCATCATAATCCAATTGGTGCTAGTACAATTAAATTATCATATATTGATAATGACGGAATGCATCATATTTCAACAAGTAATTATGATGGCTTAAATACTTACCCAAAAGTAATACAAGAAAAAGAAAAGATAAGTAAAATAATGTGTTGTAAGTTAGTAGTTGAAAATGAAGCAAACAATAGATGTTCGTTTAATACATTATTATGTGAATATAGAATTGCTGGAAAATATAGAGGTGATTAGTTGTGAGTATGATTAAATTTGGAACATATGATAACGATTATGCTACTGTTGGACAAGTGAAAAGTTTAATTACTGGTGATAGTAGTATTATGGAAGGTGTTAATTACACTCTTCCTAAATCATATGGTACACAACCACAAGTACCATATCACGCTGGAGATATATATACACTTGATGGAAAAAGTTATACCTGTATCACTACTAGAACAACTGGTTCATTTACACAAAGTGACTGGAGTGAGGCTGTGCCTGCTAATAAAATTATAGCATATACGAATGCTAGTAGTGAAACCGAAAGAATAGGTAAGACACGATTAGATGCTGATTTAGTAACGACTGACCAATTAACAGCACATAGGGTTGATGCAGACCATATAAACGCTGGTACATTTGAGGGGTTCACTATAAAAGGTAGTAGTATTACTGGTAATACAATATTCTGTGGAGGTTCTGGTGGTGGAAACTTTGAATATTATAATGGATATCAATTCTTCAGTATTGGTAAATATTCTAACAATTGTTGGGCTAGTGCATATACTTCTGCTATGGGTGATGGTAATGGATATTACATTTATAGTGGAACAAATAACAATAGTCCAGGAGATACTAGACATTGGAGAACATCTAGTAATGGAAGTAGAATATTAACAGAAAGTTTAAATGGACTTAATTATAATATTCAATCAGCAAATCATATACATTTACACGGTAGTGGATATACTGCTATAACTGCTGGTTCAAATCCATCATATGGGTCAAATAATGGCTCTATATATTTATATAGTGGTGCACACATTACATTACACGCAGGTAGTAGTGATAGTTACTATGTATATATAGGTCACGGTAGTGGTGGTAATTCAAGAGCAGCCGTAGATAGTAATGGACCATCATCAAGATGTTTAAAAAAAGATATTATAAAATATACACCTAATGAGTATGATGATGCATTAGCACTACTAAAAGATATTGACATTTATAATTATCATTATAAATATAAAAATTTACATCCAAAAAAAGACCAGTTCGGATTTATAATAGATGATTTATTAGATAACCCATTAGCAGAAAAGTTCTTCTACTTTAAAGATGAACAAGTAAAAGAAAAAGATGGTATAATAGACTATTTAATAGAAGATGGAGAGAAACCAAACTTAGAATTCAAAAGATATGATGAGGAGACGTTAATAAAATATTTATTAGTATGTTCTAAAGCATTACAAAACAAAATAGATGAGTTGGAGGCGAAGTTAAATGAAAAATAAACCATTTACATTAATTTTGAGAGAGTTCGATGACAAGTTAATAGACACCATTAATGGATATAAATTACCAGCACAGGTAATTATACACGAACTGGAAAAAATAATTAATATAATTGTTATTCAAGATAACGAAGAAATAGAAAAATATAACAAGGAACAGGAGGAGAAGAAAAATGCTAAAGATTAAAACAGATGGGACAATACATTGTTCTAGAGGAGATGCTGGAAACATCTCATTAAAAATTCCATATATGGACAAAAACGGTTATTATCGTTACAAAGATAGTGACACACCAGTAAATTATTATTGGTACGATAAAGTTAATAATGTATTGTATGATGATACATATACAGTATCTCAAACATCATTAGCAACTTTAACTCAAGATATGTATCAATTTCAAGTTGGTGATACAATTGATTTTGTTATATATGAAAAAAATGGTTATGATAGAACACCTATGTCACACAAACACATAGAAGTTGAAAGTACATCAGATAGTGTTACAATAGAATTAACTGGTGAAGATACTACATTCGGTGAAATATCTAATAAACCTACAACATATTGGTACGATATAACATTAAATGATACGAATACAATCATATGCTATAATGAAGATGGTGCTAGAGAATTTATCATCTACCCAGCAATAGGAGAGGAGAATTAATATGAACGATATTCTTATTGGTGAAATAACTATTGATGGTGATATAACTAGTACTGATATAAGTACACAAGGTATTATTGCTGGTGTTACTTTTGCTGAAAAAGGTGACAAAGGAGATAAGGGTGATAAGGGAGATAAAGGTGACAAAGGAGATAAAGGTGACAAAGGAGATAAAGGAGATACTGGTGCACAAGGACCTCAAGGTATACAAGGTGAACAAGGTATACAAGGTGAACAAGGTATACAAGGTGAACAAGGTATACAAGGTGAACAAGGTCCAA